CTCCGAGTGGCGATTATAGTGTCTATAAAAGTAAAAAGGATTTAAGAAAATCTTTACAAGAGTTAGGTCGTGCAAGTAGCACATATTCTGATGAAGACTATTACAAATATAATGGTCATACATCTTTAGAAGAATATTGCGATTTATTTGAATATTCATTTGTTGAATTAACTGATAAACAAATATCAGAAGCACTTGGGGACTATATAGAAAAACATAATCTTAAAGATAATTGGGGAGAACGAAGATGAGTAGTTATGTAAGCGAGGTTTTAGGGGAAGAGGAATATTTTGTTTGTTGTAAGTGTGGTAAAAAACATCACGCTGATAAATATAGTATGACTTTAGATGATGTGTATTTTGAATGGGATTTTGATACCGAAGAAGAGTATTTAAAGGTATTTAAAAAAGGAGAATTTCAAATACATAGAGATTGTGACAGGTGGAAAACGGAGAACGAAGATGAGTAATAAATGGAGATATGTTGTATGGGTTGGTGGTTGTGATGATTACTATACTTCATATAAAACAGCTAAAGAAGATTACGATAAATGGATTGAGCAAGGATATGATGATGTGCATTTATTAAAACTAAAGGAGAACAAAGATGAAAAATAAAACTATGTGTTGCTCTACTTGTAAGAAAGATAATATTACTTGGCGAGTATGGGTAGATGAAAATAACAATATTAAAGGCGATTGTGCAGATTGGGACGGATATGCTTATTGTGATGATTGCGAAGATGAAACTACTGCTATTTTGAAGGAGAACGAAGATGAGTAAATTAGAAGATTATCAACATGTAAGTATATCCAATATTACATTTTGTTTATCGAATGATGAGGGAGATATATTGGAAAATAATGACGGAACTATTAAAGAGTTTGACTTCAAAGGAAGATTAAAAATTTTGGAATATCTTTGCGAAGATATGACTGTTGAAGATTTAGAAGAAATAAAGGATAACGAAGATGTATGACGAAGAACTAATCAAAGAAGCCGTTGATATTGTTATCGGTGATGACGGCTATAAAAGTGCAGAAGTTTTAGAAGTGTTAAAATTATTAAAGAAGGAGTATCAAAATGAAATGGCAACAAGATAATTGGACAGAACTAAAAACAGAGGACGATCAAATTCTTGATGTTAATTTTTGGACAGATGATATTACAGGCAAACAATACATTTCTTTTTATCCTACTTTTGCAAATCATCAAGAATGGTTAGATACTAACGCTACTGAATCTCTAGCAACATACAGAGTAATTTTAGAGGAGAAACCTAATGACGCAATACAACGATAAAGTTAAACAACGCCAAGAAGACCTTGAGAGAGAAAAGGAAATGAATTCTGTTAGCGGTTTAATGATTATGATTAATAAGCCTGAGAACATTCATTATCTGGACACCTTCAAAGTCAACGGTGAGATTACTCGATCTCATTTCGATAAGCGTAAAAAAGATGAATTGATTGCTAAGCCTATTCTTTGAGTAGGCTAGTCCTTGCTAACCTTTTCTTTTTTTTCAGATTTTAAAATTTGATCCAAAGATATTTTTGACGCAGTTTTGTCCTCAATAACTGCTCCCGACTTATTTTCTAACTCCCGACTTCCGATTAACTGAGCCAAGCGTTTCTCAACATCTTCCCGACTCATCTGATCAATCTTGCCATGCAATACTTCCCGACGATCTACAATGAGCCCGCCAAGTTTCAATAACAAATTCTGCGCGTTGATTGCCGCAGTAAAGTTATCTTGCCCCCAAGCGTCATCTCTTAGCTTATACAAATCCTCGACAGCTTTATCATGCGTCAGCTCAAATTTCTTTTTAGCCTCCGACATCAAGCGTTCATACTCCCGACGCACATGTGCATACTTCCCGCCAGGACGCATATATCTCCCGACAACAACAGGATTTTTATATCCCGCCTTCTTCGCGGCCTCGGCAAAGGTAAGAGTAGGATCGTTAACTGCATTCCAGACAAGCAGTCGTTGACGTTTGGTTAGATGTTTTTCATCTTCGTTCATATATTCAATCGGCATATCGTCAACGGGTTCTAACGTTGGCTCAACTTTGATCGATCTGCGGATCCTCATGTCGTACGCTGGCATCTATTAAAACTCCGTCAAATGTTTCTATAATGTCTACGATAACAGGCTTTTCTAATAATTCAATAATATCGGGATGCAAATGCTTCCGACATTCCTCAACTAATACCTTTTTCTTCATACTATATCTACAAGTTTATCACATCTTTTCCAGATACTTTTGTCAAAGCCTCTGACAAAACTCTGACAAAACTATTCAAAATCTATAACATACTGATATAACGTAATATATTTATATAATATTATATATATATTTAGTCATATTATTAGTTTTGTCATACTTTTCTTTACCCCCCCATTTATTTTACGATTTTGTAGGGATTTATAGAGATTCTAAGGGGGTGCTCTGACAAAATGACAAAACTGCCAAAAGTGCTCTGCTACTGCGTTTGCGCCGTTTTGACAAATCTGACAATATGACAAAACTAATACCAAATCACACCTAAATGCGACTAATTCCGATAATGAAGGGGGTCTTTTGTCAGAACTTTATGACAAAACTATTCGTCAAATTCCGGGGGTATATCTGGGGTAAAAATGATTTGTTTTTCGACGCCAAAAGAAGAATACAAAATATCGTCGATTTTCTTTAATCCTTCCTTTGTTGTTGTTGCGTGATTGAAAACTTCGGTGACGCTGAAAGTAAAAAACAGGAGTGCGAGAAACTCTTGATCGCAACCGCGTTCGACAAATTCCGAAAATAAATTTTCTAAGCGACGTTGTGCTTCTTCAACGGAAGGTTTCTTCTTTTTGAAATCCAAGACTTTCATATCTTGAGTGTAGCTAAATTTGGTTAAAAAGAAAAGTAAGGCGTTTCGTCGTTAACTACGCCTTGGAGTTATATACGAGGGAATGGAAAAAAAACCTCGCAATTACCAAACGCGGGAATGAAAAATAAAAAAGGACCCGCGACGACTAAATAGGTGAGGTGTTGCGCCGATGACCACACCTCAAGGTCAGGGAGGGAGGGTATGAATAAAAACCTCCTCGGCAAAGCGTCTTCTTAATATTTTAACAGGCCAGACGTATTTGCCTGCTCGCGAAGATTAACCCTCCGGACCATACTTGTAATAAGCATTCATATGAAACTCATCCCATATGTCTTTAATCATGCTTGGTACGTACATATAGTTAATCTTAATCATACGATCGCAAAACTCTTCAAAAGACTCGCAATCGTCAATAACGGTTTCTGCATCTGAGCACATACCGATATGTAAATCTGACATTCTTCCCATACTAATTCACCTTTTGTTCTACATCGTTGATGCTTTTATCAGCGATGTTGTTAATTAAACTGATCAACGTATCTCGATCGTTTTTAATTTGTTCGATCAAGACTCCAGGCGTTTCAATTTCTAAACCGCCGGACTTAAAGTATGCGCGGATTAAATCTACAAAAGAATCTCTCTGCACATCTCTTAGTTTGTCAATCATTTTTGAAATCTGTTCGTTCATTTGGATCTCCCTTGTTAAACTATCTACCCTAAGTATAACGATTTTTGTTTACAAAGCAAGAAGTATTTGATACATTTAGTAATATACATTTTGGAGGTATAAATGAACGAAGTAAAAAACTTGATTGAAGGCGTCTTAGCCATTCAACAACCCAGCCCCGTCAAAGGGTCCAACCAATTACAACAAGACTTAGATTCTTATAAACGAATCAGTAAGTTTGTTGAATACATCTATTCGCATCATCCTGCGTTATTTGAAAAAGCATTTAAGGAGGCAAGCAAGTGAGTATTGAAATAGATCGAAGGTCTGATGTTTCCGCCTATATAAAAGTAGGAGATATAACCATATACGTGGAGCACTCAAATGCTGCTCCAGAGTTTATTGATATTTGCAGAAATAATGAAGAAACTTTATTTAGCACGTTTGAATGTGATGAGGCAAGCAAGTGACCAACTATACTGTGTTTAATGATCGAGCTGTCGAATGGGAATGGCGCGATAAAGAAAAACAATATCACCAGACTTACATACCCAAGAAGTCAGAACTCATTATTATTGGACTTGAAGGCAAAGAAAAGCAGGCATGCAAAGACGAACTTTGGGAAAGACTGCAACCTGAGTTTGAAGATATTAGAAAGCGTAACAATGCAAAAGCAAGAGCAAGAAGAAAGAAAGATGTTTGATCCTACTTTAACAACGATACTTGCAGGCTTGTTATTGCTTTCAGTTATCTTTTTGTTTATGGAATGAAGTGTGAATTGGAACGAGGAGGAGTTGCGTGTAGTCATACAGATCAGAGATATACGCAACTACCTAGCCAAAAGAAGACGAGAGATTCCAGAAAAAGAATGGCTACAAAAAAAGTATGATGTTTTGTATGACACTTTATACGAGATTGAAGAATATATAACCGGAGAAGCTGAAATAAGGTATGACGAAAAATAAATACAAACATAAACAAGTAATGAAGTTAGTCGTAATGACTGACGAAGATGTGTTTGGCGAGAAGCAAACAACCGAAGAATTGATGGAGATTGTTGCTAATGCAATCAACGATAAACGATTTTATTTTGAATTAATTAACCCACCTAGGAGAAAAGATGCCAAAGACGTGGACTAAAACAACCCATACCCCTGCGACCAGTGGGCGTGGTAAACGAACAAGTATTGGTAGAAAAAATATAGGTTTCGCCAATATGAATAAAAACAAAAAAAGAAACTTTAAAGCATACAGAGGTCAAGGCAAATGAAGGGAGTTAACTACCCTTGCGGTTGGTTTGATCCTGAGCAGTTGCCTGGCGGATCAAGAGAAAAAACTAAATAAATATGCCACTTAGAGATTACCAACAAGAGGCGCTTGATGCCTTAGAAAACTATGTTGCGATAGAAACGGATAATCCTCTTGTGGTGATGCCAACAGGTTCAGGTAAATCACATGTAATTGCTGAATTTGTACGGCATATGAACCAACAAAAAAATTCAAAAGCGTTAATTGTTTCGCATGTTAAAGAAATACTTTTTCAAAACTACGAAAAGTTAGAGCAAGTTTGGGAAGGCGATATTGGAATGTACGGCAACAGTTTAGGCCGTCGAGATACCGATAACGATATTATCTATGCCCAATTGCAATCGGTTTGGAATAAGGTTGAGTACCTCCCTCCATTTGATCTATTGTTGATCGATGAAGCTCATCTTGTTCCTAAAGACGGTGAGGGAATGTATCGTTCTCTCATCGTCGCCTTACGCGAAAAGAATCCAAATTTAACCGTCGTCGGTTTTACTGCTACTCCGTATAGATTAAATTCTGGAATGCTGACAGAGGGAGAAGGCGCTATCTTTGACGATATCGTGATCGACTTTGGCAGCGGTGAGAATTTTATTCGTTTAATTGACGACGGTTATTTATCACCCTTAGTAACAAAGTGTATGGATACTGAATACGAGGTTGATGATGTTCCGATGCGCGGGGGAGAGTTTGTTACTAGCGATCTACAAAAGAAGATGAACGATTCAGGTAGAACGCAAAAAGCAATGCAAGAAGTTTTAACCAAAGGACAAAACAGAAAACAATGGTTGATCTTTTGCGCTGGCATATCTCATGCTGAAATGGTCTGCAGAATGTTAAATTTCAGTAATGTCAGCGCGAGAGTCGTGACCGGTGATACAAGTCCAACAGAGAGAGATCAGTTAATAGCTGATTACAAAGCAGGCAAGATCAGAGCCTTAGTTAATTGTGATGTTCTAACAACAGGATTTGATGCACCTAATACCGATATGATCGTTATGCTACGCCCCACTTTAAGCCCCGGCTTATACGTCCAAATGATGGGGCGTGGTATGCGAACAGCAGAAGGCAAAGAGAACTGTTTGGTTTTGGACTTTGCAAAGAATATCGAGCGTCATGGCCCTGTCAACCAAATCAAGCCCAATCAAAAAGGTAAGCGCAAAAATACAGGCGAGATGCTTGTTAAGTCTTGTAAGGAGTGCGGATCGTATGTAGCTAAAGCTGCTAACAGATGTCCGGATTGTGGCTACGAGTTTCCAATGCGGAAGATCCAATTAGATTTAGTTGCATCTCAGCTAGATATTATTTCCAAACAAAAGAAAAAAGAAAAATACGAAATACCTGTTTTGGATATGTGGGTTGCCCATCATCTTTCAAAAGCCAAAAACATACCTGTATTAAAAGTCAGCTATAAAACTCCAAGAAAAATAATCAGCGAATACGTTTGTTTTGAACATACCGGATATGCGAGAGATAAAGCGGTAGCGTGGTGGAACAGAGTTGTAAGCGGTGAAAGCCTACGCAGATCGCCTCCAAGAACAGTTGACGAGGCGTTATTCAGACAAACAGAAATAAATCAGCCAGGAGCGATCAAGGTCGACTTCAGCGGTAAGTTTCCGAATGTGGTAAATCATTTATGGAGATAGGAAAGCCAATAAGTTTTTATCCGTTCAGAAAACATTTAGGGGGGTTAGTCTATTTACCTTACAACGGAACAGATTTAGATGTTGCGTTTATAGGCAACAGAGAAGAGTATCGAGAGATAGTTAAGTTCTGGAAAAAGATAGGAGAGCCCATATATAAAGAAGATAGTGTGAAAAATAATATGCTGTCTTTGTATAAACATTTGAAGTATTGGCCAGAGCCGATGATTTCAGAAAAAGTAATATTGGTTTTAAAACCGAGGTACAAATATGCAGATTGAAGAATTAAAAGATTATAAGTTTGAGCAAAAAGGCGATTGCTTTGTTTTCGGAGATATACCCAACTCCGTCTACCATGCAGGGCCAGGACTCAGCAGTAGTTATATTAGATCGTTTGGTCGATCTCAATTGCACGCTGTTGAACACGTGCAAGAAACCACGCCTGCTATGAATTTTGGTACGGCGGCTCATGCGTTATTAGTAGAGGGTGAAGATGAATTCAACAATACCGTTGCGGTAATTGCTGGATCACCTTATACCAACGCAAACAAAGAGCTTAGAAAAGAATACGAAGAAAGGGGTCTAACTGTTATCAAAGAAGCAGAGATGAATGACATCAAAGCAATGAATAACAATATGATCGAAGAAGGTCGTATGTATTTAGATGCAGAAGGCAAAGTAGCAGAAGCTAGTTTTTATTGGTATGAAGGCGATGTGCTTTGTAAGTGTCGTCCAGATGTTATCTGTCCGCCGGTACAAAAACCTTACGGAGATAATGATATTGTTGTTGTTGATTACAAAACAACTCAAAGCTGTCATCCAAAAGAATTTGCAGGATCAGTACGTAAGTATGGTTATGACATGCAAGCGGCTTGGTATAAGAGAGGTATGGAAAAAGCTGGATTCAAAGTAAGAGAATTTGTCTTTGTAGCTCAAGAAAAGAAAGCGCCGTATGCCTCAAAAGTATTCAGAATGACTGAAGAGCTTATGGAGCAAGGTTGGGATAATATGTCTAGATTTCTTGAAGAGTACGCCAATCATGGAAAAGGCGGCCACTTATCTATCTACAACAGCCCCAATATTGTAGATTTAGTGCTATGATCAATTATAAGTTTAAAGAAGACGAGATTCTTAAAGCGGTTGAAAACTATATCGACCAAACTTATAGCCAGCATTACGCCAACGGTAAGTATCAGGCAACTGATATGATAATCGATAGCGGTCATGGAGAAGGATTTGCTGTTGGCAATGTAATGAAATACGCAATGCGTTTTGGCAAAAAGAAAGGCAAAGCAAACGAGGATCTGATGAAGATCATTCACTATGCGATTATTGCTTTATATGTAAATGGATTTATTAAGGAAGATAATTAATGTTTGAAGATTTAAAGAAATACATATGCTGTTACGAGACAGATAACGAGCTGAAAGCCATCATAATGAAAGCTCCAGATAAAGATACCGCAAAGTTTTTTACCGCACTCAAATCAATGGAAGATAGCGACAGTTATTATCCAGCCAAAGTCGTAGACATATCTGAATACGATCCACTCCAATTAGTTAGTTTAACAATTCACTAGAAGTCTAGGTGAGTCCTGAAACATCAGGGGGAAACGGACTCTTGAGGCGCCCTAGCGCACCTTATGATTAGCCTAAGCTAGGCTTAGCTGGTTTTGATTCCTCAACCCAATCAGGTGCATCCTCTGCAACTTTAGGGGGTGTTGAAGATTCGCCAGTAACGGACGAAAACCCAGTGATATTATTTCTATCAGGGTATTCCTCGTTATTGCTTTCCTCAATACCAAGTGAAGAAATAACCTTTAGACCAACAAGCTCAGTTGCATTAGCCGGTGGATTTTTATCCATGTTTAATGCTTTGAGTAGTTTTGAAAATTGCTTTGCAGCAATCTCTCTAACCACATCCTGCTTTTCAGCATCGCTGTTGGTATACCAAAGGTTAAAATTATTTCTTGCTATCCAGCCGTTGTATTTTTCACCAACAACCTTAACTTCAAGTGCGAGATAATCATTACCTGCTTTAGACGTAGTCTTTTCGCATTTAATTATCTCAGTCGTATAATCGCCCTCGGGTATGTATGTGTTGCTATTATCATCACTGAAATCAAACTTGACATCTGCAAAATCGCTCATATTAGTCTCCTATTGTAAATCCAAGTTTATTAATGACATGTGTTAAGTTAGGCTCTTCAAAAGTTTCTAACTTACCACTCCTATCCTTAGCGGTATAATTATCACCAATAGTGGTTTGCAACCATC